AAATTCTTCAAACTTAGTATAACTACGTTTTTCTTCAACAATAATTTTTACAAAACAATCCTTAAATTCTGTTGTATCAAAATCTGAATAGTCATTATCCAAATCATTGTAATAAACTTTTTGAAATATCTCAAAAGGATTTTGAATAAACCTAAGTTTATTAGTTTCAGTATCATAGATATGAAATCCTCTTTTATCTTTGTAATCATTCCAGAACATCTGGTATGGATTACCTAAGTATTGGATATTACCTATCTTTGATCTATGATGAAAATGACCTGACCAAACCCGATCATACTTTTTGAATATAGAACATTCTAATCCACCATGATCAAATCTCATACCAGGTGTAACTTCAAAACCATTTATTTCTAAATGACCACATACTATGTTAGCATCTGAATCTGCTATTGATTGCAGAGACTGACTTTTATTATCAGAGTTTATCCAAGGTAACATTAAAAATTTCTTACTACCTAGTTTCAATTCTTCTACATCTTTGTAGACTTTAATATTCTTATAAGTTTCTAACAGTAGTTCTGGTGAATTAATCTTACTC